CCCCAAATGAAGTTTCATATACTGCATATATTCGATTAAATCATTTTAAAGAAATATTGTCACAATTTCAAGCAAAAGAAACAACTCAAATACCAGATGAAGTTATAATTGCAATAAATAAACGTATTAAGAAAGAACGTATTACTGATTTATCTACCATTAATTATGATAAGATGCGAGAAATACTCCGTAAATTGGGTTATAATAAATATTTTGAACATATTCAATATATTAATTCTAGATTAGGTATAAAACCACCAATTATGAGTGAAGAATTGCATGAAACACTATGTGTGTTATTTATTGAAATACAGAAACCATGGGCTATACATTGTCCATTAAATCGAACCAACTTTTTCAATTATACCTATACATTACATCAATTATGTGTATTATTAGGACAGGTTCAATATTTACCATACATTCAAATGATGAAAGACCGTGATAAACAATTAGAACAAGATTTAATATGGAAAATCGTTTGTAAAGATTTGGATTGGGAATATTTTCCAACAATATAAGTAATTTAATTCATCAAAATTAGATTACATTTCTTAAGCGATACGAATACCACCTACTAGGGAACTACCTAATGTCATACCAGCACCGTTTCTAACACTTGAACCCATAGATGGAATAAATACATCAAGTATACTAAATGTTGCAGCAGCAGTTAATGCAATTATAATAATTTCTTCAACATTTAGTGATTTCTTTGGGATAATTATTGCACATGTGGCAACTGCTAAACCTTCAATTAAATATTTAATTGCACGTTTTATTAATTCATTAATGTCAAACATTTCACTCATATTCTTAATATATTATATTGCAATATATTATTTTGTAGTGAATGTTTACTAAATTAAATGGTCAATTAATGAATGAATGTATTGCTAAATTGTATTATTGTAATTTATGTATTATTGTAATTTATGTAATAATATAATTGTTATTTAAAACACTTAAATATAACAATTGGTATAACTTATATAATTTAATGTCAACATTTGAAAGAAAATTAAACGAAGATGGTTCAACCAATGTTAATTATGTTGACTTATGTGATGAAGACCAACCAATTGCTGGTCAAAAATTTGTATGTATGTCATTTGTATCACCTGAAAATATTATAAAGAAAAAAGAAAAATTTCTATTTGACCAATTTATAAAACAATGGGAATTCTCTAAATCCATGGAACGATATTTTGAATTTATTCATTTTATTGCATATAAACACAATATGAATGTTGACGATTTAATTGCCGATTTTAATGAATTTGTTAAAGAAGAAACTGATAAATTACACAAAAGTGGAATTGAAGATGATTTTAAGAACTTTCTAGATAGAAGTGAGGATAAATTAACTGAAAAATTTAATCGTGAACATTCATTTCAAACATCAGTCCGTGGATTGAAAATTAGAGGTGTATTTGCCACTCAAGAAGATGCTGAAATTAAAAGTAAAAAATTAAGAGACCATGATAAACATCATGACATTTTTGTTGGACCAGTTGGTGTTTGGGTACCATGGGACCCTGATGCTTATAAAACTGGACGCGTTGAACATATGGAAGATGAATTAAATGAATTACATAAAGAAAAAATGAAAAATGAAGAAATGGCTAAAGTTGAATTTGAAGAACGTGTTCGTGAAACAAAAAAGAAAGCCATTATGGAAAATATCGAGAAAGCCAAGACTAGTGGAAATGTATTAACTCAATCATTAAATGAAGATGGTGAATTAATCGGGGTAAAAGAAACTGTCAACTTCGATGAACGTGATGCAGTTGCCCCTAAATAAATTAAATTACATGTTTTATTGTATATCTTGCATTTTCAATGACGTTTAGAAGATAAGTTGTAATTTTAAGGGGTGCATTACAATTATTCTATATTTTACAAAACATAGAATAATATATTAATATATATTATAAGTATAATTATTTACAATGTCATCATTTGCACAACAAGTTGAAGCTAAATTAAATGCCGCCACGAATGCTGCAGATACATTAAACCAAAATGTAAATAACGCTACAACTGCCGCCACGAATGCTGCAGATGCATTAACTACAAATGTAAATAACGCCGCGAATACTGCAAACAAAATCAAAAAAGCTGCTACTGACGCTGCGAATACTGCAAACCAAATCGCAACTGCACCAGCTGCAGGTGGTAGTAAAAAACGTAGTAGTAAAAAACGTAGTAGTAAAAAACGTAGTAGTAAAAAACGCAGTAGTAAAAAACGTAGTAGTAAAAAACGTAGTAGTAAAAAACGCAGTAATAAAAAACGCCACTAATAACTAATATTCATGGTGAGATAAATAGTGATAATATTAAGACATTCTATGGTTTAATATGCACTCTCTCAATTGTTATTTTATATTTCAAAGTAAATTTATTTATATATCATATATAAATAAATAATGCATTATGTAATCGTTAGAGAGTAGTATTACCATTTATTTTTCTTTACATTAATTGATACTGCTGATTTCTTTTTTGATTTACGTGGGTCATATTCTTCTTCATCATCTGACCCCATATCTTTTGATATATCCCAAAATTCTTTCGACCCTAATTTAAATGCTGGATGGTCTTCTGCTTTATACCAATAAATTTGGTCATGTAACTTATTTGATTTTGAATTATTATTTATTACTAAACACTCGAAATTCTCGGTGGTTTGGTCCATGACAGAACAAAATGCTTCTAATGTTGGAAACATACTTGCATAATTTTCCCAAATACGTTTTCGATTTGTTAGATATGGTTCTCTTAATATGAATACATAATCTATATTTGTTCTTAAGTTTGGAGGAATTCCTAATGGATATTGCATTGTGATAATTAACATTATCTTCCAATGACGCCCGTTCATAAACAATAACCTCATCATTTTATCACGAGACCACGATGCATCATATAAACAATCATCTAATATTACAAATGTACGCGGGTCAATTGTTGTACGCTGATACTGTAGAGTTTCTTTTTTCATCTGTTTTAGCACAGTTTTTTGTCGCCGTAATACATTTTCAATTAATAATGTATTATATTCTTCATGAATGAACAATTTAGGTACATGAGATGCATAGAATCCATTACCGGCCTCTGTACCTGATATAACTGTTCCAATTGGAATGTCCTGATGATAATATAATAAGTCTCTTACTAAAAATGATTTACCAGTATCACGTCGCCCTATCATAACTATAACCGGTCCTTTATTCTCATCTGGTTTAAACGATATTTCACGCATATTAAACCGTTTCATTTCAAGAGTCATGTGATTTACTTACCAATGTTAAAGTATATAATCATTATATACTTTTTATAAATACGCAGCGATAAGTTAAAATCCTATATTTCAAATATACCAATTATATTATTATATTACTATCTATACAAATCTCATGTATATGCCTAAATTTAATTTACATTACCATAAATCAAAAAACATTGATATAACCACATTTGGTAGAGATTATTTGAAACATAGCGATGATGTACCTGAATATAATCCATTTTGTATATCTAAACAACAGAATTATAATCCAATTTACAATGAATTATTTATATTATCTCCATCAAATTATGATAAAATTTGTCTTAATAGTAAATATCGAATTGTAGATTTAACAACAGTTGAAGATATAATAACCAATGAACAATTTAGCAAAAACGTATATGTAAAATATGCACCATTATTAGATCCTTCCAATTATATGATTGGTAAATATGAAACTACATCTCCAAATTTGATTTCATTGCCTACCATTGAAAATGTCAATGAGATTAATAACAAACTAACTTGTTACCATAACTGTGCATATATTGATAATTTCTTTTATTATTTATCAAGTCAATTATTAAACAATCATTCATTTTGTCATGGTGTTGATTACTATGGGTCGAATTTAATAATGCAAGATTTATTTAAAGTTGATATTACTGATGAATTAGAATATTTACAAGAGTCCAAATTATTTTATTCAAATGAAAACCATATTTTTAAATTATCATCTGGTGGACAAGAAACAATGGTCAAATATCTTAATCCAAATGTATTGTTTGGTACATATTCTAATAAAAGGCACATTATTATTAACCGCGACAGTTCCGATAATGTTATACTAGATAATGTAGATGAAATATTAGATGATATTACTCAATGCAATGAATCAGTTGACAATGATTTCACTAATATTAATGTGATTTATAATAACCCAAATAATAACAATGTTGAAAATTCACACACTAACATTAATAGACCGTGGGGTAGTTGTAGCAATTCAGATTCATCGACATGTAGTGGTAGTGATACCGGTAGTGGCAGTGATACCGGTAGTGGTAGTGATACAGGTAGTGGCAGTGATAATGGCACTGGTAGTGATTGGGAAACTGATGAAGATACAATCGACTCAGATGATGAACCTCGTTTATATGCATATATTAAAGATTTCCCAACACAAAGTATATATATAGAACAATGTGATGGGACATTAGATAAATTACTTAAACATGATGAATTAACTGATGAATCAATAATAGCTGCAATGTTACAAATTATAATGACATTATTACATTATCAACGTTCATATCATTTTACCCACAATGATTTACATACAAGTAATATAATGTATAATGCAACAACTATTAAATATCTATATTATAAATTCAATAATAAACTATACAAGGTTCCAACATATGGTAAAATATATAAAATAATTGATTTTGGACGTAGTATTTATAAATTTAACGGAAAGACATTTTGCAGTGACAGTTTTGCAAGAAAAGGAGATGCAGATACACAATATAATTGTGAACCATTTATAAATAAAAATAAACCAACAATTGAACCAAATTATAGTTTTGATTTATGTAGATTAGGATGTTCTATGTACGATTTTATAATGGATTCAGATGAGGTTGATACTTTTGTCCAAACTAAATTTCTCATAAATAAATGGTGTTTAGACGACAATGACCGAAACATTCTATATAAGAAGAATGGAAATGAACGATATCATGGATTTACACTATATAAAATGATTGCAAGAAATGTTCATAATCATACACCTGAATTGCAATTGGATTTGCCAATGTTTCAAGCTTTTATTTCATCAGATAATATTGACAATGAACAATCGATAATGGACATTGATGCTATTATATGTTATGTATAATTAATGTAATAAAATGATATATCTATATATTTATATATCATTCACAAATGGAAATTGCTAATAATGAAGGTGAATTTAAAAATGATGAAAGTGAACTTACCAATCCAATTTCAGATAATGGACCTTGGTATTGTTATATATTACGAAATTCACAATATAAATTTAAACACCTTACATATAATGGAAGTACAAATAATCCTAAACGTCGACTTAGGCAACATAATGAGGAAATCTCTGGAGGTGCTAGATATACACACGGTAGAGGAGGTGGATGGCAAATATATGCATTATTAACTGGATTTATAAATCATAAAAATGCATTATCGTGTGAATGGCGAATTAAACATACAAACGGTAAACCAGGTAAACGCCCATCGTCGCACCTAGGTATGGCTGGGCGAATTGTGGGATTAAATGATGTATTGCAACTCGATAAATGGACAAAACAATGTACAATTTCAAATAGTTCATGCAAGTATACATTATATATAACAGATGATGTTATATCATTAATTGATACAATTAAATTACCATCTAACATAGAATTAATTTCAGGAATTCCTCAATTTTGAATGCATTTAAAACCCAGGCTCATCGGTAAATACTTGAGTTGAATTTAAATCCATAATTTTATTATCAGTTATAATATTAAATAAATCACTTACTGAGCCATTACATTGAATATATCCAAATAATCCCATCCATACACTAATAAATGCAATTATACCGTCGCGTATAATATATTTAACAGCAGGTATTTTTTTATCTATGTATTTTGATTCAATCACTTTGATTACACTAAATATAACCGCAACAATACTTGATATAATGAATATAGTTTCCATATTATACAATAAAACACATATAAAATGGAATAAAATACCGCACAATGTTTATACCACTGGAAATTCAAGTGTTCATCGATTTAATATCAAAAATGTAAAAAATTGAATTACTTTTTACATTTATCATTTAAGCACCTAATAACAATAACAATAACAATGACATTATCAATCGTACCAGAATGGCAATCCAAAGTTGCTTCAATGTTGAATTCAGATATATTAGTGAATGATGCAAAAGGTCTAGTCGCGAATCAAATTT